AGCGGCCCTGGGCCTGGACACCAAGGCCTACCAGACCCACCTGGCTGCACAAACCCAATCCTGATCGGTGACGGGCTGCGTGCCCGGCGCAATCGCAATCTGACCCCTGGAGTCACCCATGACCACTTTGTCTGCCGACCGCTTGACGCCTGCGCGCGCCAACGTCGATTTCTCGTTCGGTGTTGAAGCCGCCACCAAGATTTTTGCCGGGGGCATCGTCTGCATCAACGCTGCGAACAATGCCGTGAAAGGAAGCGTCGCGACCACGCTCAAGTGCGTGGGCGTGGCGCAAGAGCAAGCCGACAACACCGCGGGCGCCGCTGGTGCGATCCAGGTCAAGGTGCGCCGTGGCCTGTTTCGATTTGCGAACAGCTCAGCCGGTGACCTGATCGCGTTGGCTAACGTGGGTGCCAACGCCTACATCGTTGATGACCAGACGGTGGCGCTGACCAATGGCGGTGCAACGCGCAGTGTGGCCGGTGTGATCCGCGATGTGGATTCGGCCGGTGTCTGGGTTGAGTTCTGACCCGCCCTTAGCGACACCCGCCGCACCCATCAACAAACCTATTTCTTCTGGAGAAACTCCATGATCATCAACCGCGCCAACATGATGGACATGTTCCGGGGCTTTCAGCTCATCTTCAACGGGGCGTTCACCCAAGCGCAATCGTTGGCCGACATGGTCGCGACCACGATCCCCAGCACGGGCTCTGAAGAGCACTATGCGTGGCTGGGCACCATGCCGCGTTTTCGCGAGTGGCTGGGTGACCGCCAGATCCAGAACCTGGCCGCGCACGACTTCACCATCAAGAACAAGACCTTCGAGAACACCATCGGTGTGTCACGCGAACACATCGAAGACGACCGGTACGGCCTCTACAAGCCCATGATCGAGCAGCTGGGCCAAGAGTCGCGCACGCACCCCGACGAGCTGGTGTTCCAGGGCCTGGTGCTCAACGGCATGAGCCAGAAGTGCTACGACGGCCAGAATTTCTTTGACACAAGCCACCCGGTGGTTGCTGCTGATGGCAGCACCGGCCTGGTGAGCAACTACGGTGGCGGCAGTGGCGCACCGTGGCTGCTGCTGTGCACCGACCGTGGTGTGAAGCCCTTCATCAAGCAGGTGCGCCGCCCCTACAACTTTCAGGGCATGACCAGCCTGGACGACGAGGGTGTGTTCATGCGCAATGAATACCGCTACGGCGTGGATGCCAGGCTGAACGTGGGCTACGGCCTGTGGCAGTTGGCCTACATGAGCAAGCAGACGCTGGATGTCACTGCGTATGCCGCTGCGCGGGCCAGCATGCTCACGATCAAAGGCAACGGCGGCAAGGTGCTGAACATCACGCCCGAGACGCTGCTGGTGCATCCCAGCCTGGAGAAGCAGGCCAACGAGATCGTGGCCGCTCAGCGTCTGGCCAACGGCCAGGACAACGTGATGGCCGGTACCGCCAAGGTCATCGTCTGCCCCTGGCTGGCTTGATCGTCAACTGACCTTGATCCTGGCTGCCATGCATTGGCGGCCAGGGCTTGGTTCACCCCCTTTCTTTCAATCATCTGAAACGGAGCATCCTCATGGCTCGCATCAAATCAGCCCGGGCTGTAGCCCTGGCCGCAGCAGCAGTGGTTATGGCAGGCCCTGCCGACAAAGGACTGCGTGTTGCACACAAAGGCAGCGGCAGCTTTTGGCGCGGTGGCCACGAGTTCACCGGTGAACCGCGCACTCTGGCACTTGCCGATCTGACGCCCGAGCAGGCCGACGAGATCATCGAAGAAGGCGACAAGGTGGGTGGCTGGTTGGTGGTGACCGAGGTCGATGTCGAGCTGCCCGCGGCCGAAGAGAAGTCCGCGGCCGCAGAAAAGCCCGCCGCCTGAGCGGCTGGCCAGCCCCATCATCAACCTGACCCGCGTGCGCCATGTCGATCATCTTGTTCTGCACCCCGGCATCGTTGTTGGCCGAGTTTGGCCAGCGTGAGCTGATCGAGTTGACCGACCTGGACACCCCACGCACCAATGCGATGGTGGATGCAGTGGCCCAGCGCCACTGCGATCGCGCCAATGTAGAGGTGGCCGCAGCCGTGGCTGCGCGCTACAAGCCGCCGCTGGCCAGCGTGCCCGAGTTGCTGAAGTACTTGGCAAATGACCTGGCGCACTTTTACCTGTACCAGGCCGAGCCGCCCACTTGGGTGCAAGTGCGCTTTGACCAGGCGCGCAAGATGCTGCGCGAGATCCAGACCGGGGCATTGCCCCTGGGCATTGATGCCACCGGCGCTGATGCCACCGAGGCTGCAGGCATCAGTGACCTGCCTGAGATGTTGGGCGGTGCCAAGGTGTTTGGCCGCGAGTTTGGCCGCGACGCGGGCTGAGCATGAACGCCCCCACGCTGTGGAGCCAAAACGCGCTGTGGCCAGGCGCTGCGCTGGGTGGGCGCATCAAGGACCAGCTGCCTGACCTGCGCGAAGTACTGCTCATGGATGAGCTGGATTTGCAGGCCAACGGCCCCAAGCAACTGCCCGCAGCAGTGGTGTTTTTGCACCGTATGCGGCCCACAAGCAGCGGCCCTCAGCATGCGGTTGCTGCCCTGGCCCAGGAGTGGGTGGTGGCCCTGGCTGTGCGCTCGGCGAGGCAAGACACCGACCGCAACAGCTCGGTGGTCGGCGGGTTGATACCTGCTGCGGTGAAAGCCGTGCAGGGCTGGGTGCCGCCAGGTCAACAGCGCGCCTTCAGTTGGGTGCCCGGCTTGGTGCCCAACTACGGCCGCGACATCAGCTACTACCCACTGGTTTTTTCAATCCAGGTCGTGACGGCCTGATGCAGACGCGACACATCGCGAGAGAGGTTTCACACCATGAGTACCGTCAACAGCAGTTACATCGGCGTGGGCAAAGTGCATGCACGCTTGTTCGGCACTGCGGGTGCATTTCGTCATGTTGGCAATGTGAGCAAACTACTGCTCAAGCAAGAGCTGACCGAGGTCCGTGAGCAAGACTACACCCGGCTGGGCGGTGGCGCACGCAAGATCATCAAGCGCCTGAAGGCAGTGCAAGCCGAAACGACCTGGCTGAGCTTTGATGCGGCCAACATGGCGCTGGCAGTGGCCGGCACCACCACCAACGTCGCCTCGGGTGCCGTCGTGGTGGGCACACCCGAAGTGGTGAAGAGCTACAAGGGCACCCTGGTTCGACTTGCGAACCCGCCGCTCGCGATCACGTCGGTGAAAGACTCGGCAGGCACCACCACTTATGTAGCTGGTACTGACTACGAGTTGTCGGTGGCCGGCATCAACATCCTGCCTGGTACAGCCATCGTCGATGGCGCCGATCTGAAAGTCGCGTACACCTTCAACGCCTATGACCAAATTGAAGCGGCCACGGCCACCTCGTCGATCATGGAGGTGATTTTTGAAGGCCTGAACGAAGCCGACTCTGGCTCACCGATGGTGGTTGAGATCTGGAAGCTCAACATGCCGCCCGCCAATGAGCTGAGCCTGATCGGCGACGCACTGAGCGAGTTGACCTTCTCTTGCGAGGCGCTCAAAGACACGACGAAGCCGGCCAACGTGTCGCCGTTCTTCCGAGTGCGCAAGGGTTGACGTGACATGAACCAGGTCGGCATCCTGCTCAAGGTCGCAGCCAGCGGCCTTGAGAACATCAGCCTGCTGACCCGCGAGTTGAACAACGCCGGGGTGCAAACCTCGGCGTTTGACCGTCAGGCCGCTGAGCTGAGCGGCGAACTCAAGCGCCTGGGGCAAGAGCAGGCGCTGATTGACCAGTTCAAGCGTCAGAAGGCCGCGGTTGCAGAGGCTGCAGCGGCCATGGAGGCGGCAAAGACCCAAGCCAGCGCGCTGGGCAAAGAGCTTGCGGCCACCGAGGCACCCGGCCGGGCACAAGAGGCAGCTTTTACCCGCGCACGGGTGGCTGCAAAGCAGGCCGACCAGGCCTATCAAGACCAGCGACTGGTGCTGCAGGCGCTGCGCAGCGAGATGGGCAATGTCGGTCTGGCCGGTAACGACCTGGCCGCGGCCCAGTTGCGCGTCAACCGCGACATGAGCCAGGTGGGCAATGCGCTGGCCGGCGTGACCACCCAGCTTGAAAAGGTGGCCGCTGCCGAGCTGGGCATGGCGGGCAACAGCCGCACGGTGGAGCAGCGTGCCCAGGCCCTTGCAGCAGGCCTGATTGGCCTGAAGACGCAGCTGGCGC